TCATATGCGTGTCCACCTTCACCAATATGTGTTGCTAATGCTCTAGCGCCACTCAAATGCTTAAATGGATATTTAAATTTTTCACCATCTACTGTTTCAATAAACAAAGAACCAATTTTACTTGTTCTACTTTCACCTTCACCAATTGTACCATTGTGTTTAATAGAAAGTTTGGCACTTCCAAATTTTTGGAAACTTGTTTTATGATTTCCATACATTTTTGATTCTGACATTGTATTATCTCCGGGACGATTTGTTGCTAAAAATTTGTAATCTCTTTTCTGTAGGTTTGAACGTGTGATATCTCTCACTTCAAATTTAAGTAATCTTCTTTTACTAAACATTCGCATATCTTTTAAGAACGTAAACCAATCATTTTTATGTTGACCATAATTTTCGTCAATCATATCTTTGTTGTATATAATAACAATTCCGTTTTCTTCGTCTAAGCTAACACTAACTTTTCCAATGGGTTTAGCCTGTGGACCAAAATCAAAATCAAAAAATCTTGCTTCTTTTGGAACATTAGTCACATCGCCCTGATCATTGCCAATTGTCAAATTGCCAAAGCGACCTTTAACTGAATTAAACAGTTGTTCTGCTATTAAATCTAAATTCATCATACTTGTTATTTATCTAATTGCTACTTATAAAGATCGGCATTGGCATTTCGTAATCCTCTTCGTGATCTACTTGTGTAAACGTATTATAAACAGTTGGATCCCAATCTTTCATAACATTTATAATCCTCAATGTTAAAATTAACGCACTAACCAAATCGTCAGTGTTTCCTGGTTTTGCTTGGAAACTACTTCCTGTAGCAATAAACCCTTTTAATTCTGTAATTAAAGGTTTGCTTCTTATTACAAGTTTATCATTTTCTATCATAGTCTTTAATCTTGCACAAGCTGTAGTTTTACTACCGTGTGTTGTGTTGAACCCTTTGCGGAACTTCCTAATATGCCCTTTCCGTATAGGTTCACTAATAAACAATCCTGGTATATTCTCTTCGCCAAAGTCTTGGATAACAATAAGTGCTGCTTCTCCTATACCGTTATTTTCAACACTCCAGTAAATATTACTACCTTCACTTTTTGTTGTATCAGAAATATATTTACATATATCACGCATTACTCTAATCTGCCCAGGTATTGCTGTTAAATTATGTTTCCATTCTGCTACTTGTTCGTATGTTGGTAGTTCTAAAACTTGTATTGCAGCATTATCCCCACCTGTGCCCATTGCAGGATCTAAAGCAACTGTGTAGTTTTTGTCTAAAGACGGAGTTTTATACCAGCGCACTTGTCCCATATTTAATGTTGGATTATTTCCTTCCATAACTGCAAGTTTAAGACTATTAATTAATGTTTCATCAAATACCAAAAACTCGCAGCCGTATTCACGACGAAACTTTTCTTCGCCGATGCGCCCTATTTCGTCTATTTTCCAATCTTCATCTCTGTCTGGATGTTCGCTCCAATGTGCAATAAATGAATGAAATCCATTAATACCTACCTCACGTTCGTTACCGTGTTCATCAAACTTTTGTTCTGCTTGCTTCCAAATAGTAGCAAATGTGTCTTCATCACTATTAGGTGTACTAGTAATAATAGCACGACCACCTGTTGCTAGTGTAGGTGATATTGATGTCCAAAACTCTTCTGCGATGTTAGGTTGCACAAATGCAAACTCGTCACAGTATAATAAAGAAATAGAAAGACCACGTCCTGTAGTTCCTGTTGTTGTTTGACTGATAATCCGTGAACCATTTTCAAACTCTATACTACCTTTATTATAACTAGTAACACCTGCACGTATATGGTCAGGACAAAGTTCATAAACATATCTTATACGTTGCATAATCTCCTGTGCACCGGTATATTTGTGTGCAGCAATAAGGATGGTTTGATCTGGATTAAACATTGCAAACCAAGCCAAATATATACTTGCACAAGTTGTTTTTCCTGTTTGTCTTGGCATCATATTAATGTTGAAACGATAATTATGGTAACTATGCATAAGTCCTAATTGGTATTCAAAAGGATCGAATATAAGTTTACCTTGAACAGGATGTTGTATATGTGCAAACTTACGTGCGAAATATAGATAGCCTATATCTTTATCCATACAAGACATTAAATCTTGTATTTGCGCTTCTGTATATGTTTCCTGTTTATTTGCTTTTTTGGTAAGGACACCGTCGAGTGATTTAGACATATTGTATTTAATCAAAAAAATAGCGCCCGAAGGCGCTATTGAGTTCTGGGGGTATTTACTTTATTTTTTCTTTTCTTGTAAAGCTGCACTTAATTGCGCACGTAATGTATCTTCTAGTGCCATTGGATTATCGCCGCCAGCAACTTTTGCATATGATTTTTTCTTCTTATGTAAGTCGTCACCGTGTGGTATACTTGCACTTACATCGTTGCTGTAAACTTCGTCTGGAGCACTTGGTTCGTCGTCATATTCGTCTCCCATTACTCCATCATCTTCTTCTGTAGCAGAAATCATTCTTACCATATCGCCCATATCTGGTTCTGAATCGCAACCGCAAGAAGAATCTTGATTTATATCATTTGCATCAACTGCTTTTGCATCTGCTGCTCCAGCTAGTTGCATCATACGAATTAAATCCTCTGCACTACCCGAAATAGTTATATCTTCATTTATAGGTGTATTTGTGTTGTTTGTACTTGCCATCTGGTTACTCCTTGGTACATTTGGATTACCGCTTTGTGTATTTCTAGATGGAGGTGCAAAACTTTTGCTTTGAATTTTTTGATTTTTATTATTATCAGGTGCAGCTAGTTTTTCTAATCTTTTCATAGTATTAGGACCTACAATACCATCAACTTTGAGTCCTTGATTTTTTTGGAAAGTCATTACAGCTTTTGAAGTTTGTGGTCCCCATTTGCCGTCTACTTTTTTAGAGTTTTGCCCATATAATAATTTTTGTAATTCTTTTACCATAGGGCCTGTTCTAATCATTTTTTTGTTATAGTATACACCGCCTGGAGCTTTAGGTGCTGCTTGTGCTGCTTTGTTTTTGTCATAAACTGCTTGAGCAGCTCTTGCTCCTGCTTGCTCGGCATCATCGCGTCCTTGTGGAACTCTAGGTGCTTTGTCAGGATCATTCCAAGTACTACCACCTTGTGATCCACCTTGTGTTTTATTCACTGCTTGCTGTGCTGCTTTTTTTGCTTTATTTTTTTCTAGCCCCATACCGACTAGAGCGCCCATTAACGCTGCCACTAATGGTGCTACTTCATTTATTTGTTCTTTTTTACTCACGATAATACCGCCTTACTATTTTCAACATCGCCAATGTCTTTGCTTTCACCTGTTGGCACTTCTGCCATTGGATCAACTTCGCGATCTTTGCGAGATGCTTCTAATTCTTTTAATAAATCCATTACTCTATTTGCTCCAGCATTTTCCTGTGCTGATTCACCACCTAATTCTTCTTGTGTAAGTTTTGCTATATATTCTTCGTCGTCTTTTTCTTGCTGATAAAGTTCTTGTGGTTCGTTAGGGTTACGTACAATTATATGGCTTTGTGGAACTTTGCAAACACTTCCTAAGTATTCTTGTAATACTCTACTAGTTGTTGGATACATTAAATCCACTTCATAGTAGTGTACTTCTGTATTCTCCAACTGTGGAAAATCTAGTGGGCGTTCTTGAATTGGTGTTTTTTTGCCTGTTGACATTTTGCCAACGCCAAATTTTTGCAATCCTCTTTCCATATGATCTTCAAAATGTTCAGGTAGTTCACCTGCCACGCCTACTTTAAAAGAATATACTTTTTTGGATTCGGCTAAGTACTCTGTAAAACTTTTCATAATTGTATTCCTATTATAAACTATTTATCTTTATCTAGACCTTTTAAGCGTTCAAGTAGACTATTTCTGTCAGTGACAACATATCCTTCACCATTGACTATACCATCAGGAGCTACGCCGCCGTCTTTGTCCATTTTTTCTTTTTTAAGTTGCAAGTCTACCATCTTTAATTTTTTATCTAGTTTTGCAATTTTAGCATCTAATGATGTTTTAAGCATTGTTCCTGCTACTTCAAACACTCTGCCGGAATATCTTGACTCTACGTTCATACCTAAATCCATTAAATCATCGTATGCAGTCATAGCTTTGTTTGCAACTTCATTAAGTTCTTTGTCTGCCATATCTCCTAAGCCTTTAACAGCAGGCAGAGCACTTGCAATTTTATCAAAGTCGGCAATATCTCTAAATGTATCTTCTTGTTCTACAATAGCATTTTGTGCTTTTTCTTTATTTTCTTCTTTGATATCATCAGGTGCAATATTTAATAAATCTTCTAGTTTTTTGGTCATAATATTATTCCATTATATGCTACTATTATTTAGTCAATATTATTGGTTAGTGCATTTATTTTTTGTTGTGCTGTCCATACTATACTTGTCCTAGCAGTTATCCAATGTGTGTAATCTTGTAATTCTTGTTTGTTTTCTGTCTTAAGTTGTTGTTCGCTTTTATGTTGATACTGTACTAAATTTTCTATTTGCCAAATATTCATAGGATGATCTGTTGTAGGTGGATTATTTAACATTGTTTTTGCTTGTTCTACAACTTTTTGTGCTGCACTAGGTGTGAATACACTTGCTGACACTCCTCCTAAGTACCCTCTTTTTTGTCTTTGTATACGCCATTGTTCTACATCAATTTTAGGAAAGTTTTGTTTTTTGACTGCTAAACAATTTATCTGTGTACATAAT